GATGTTACCAGCCTGTGTTGCACCAGCAGTTGCACTTTCATTAAGTGCTACTTTAGTGTTTTCTAAAACTGCGGACATTGTGTCACGTTTTGTGCCTTCTAGACCTTCTAAAAGAGCATCACGTGTTGAGTCCCAGTTATTTCCTTCAAAAAGATTTTCCATCTTTTGTTCTCCTGATAATTATCCTGGTTTATTTCAATCCAGCTAATTTCTTAAGCTGAATTATTTCGGCATCGCTTCCTGACGACTGTGATTCTTCCGTTACTACCTCACGGTCACCAGTATGTTCAGTCACTTTGCCTTCTGTTAATGTTTTTGTTTCTTCTTTCGTTGAAACGTTTTTCTCATCTAATACTGCCGGTAGATACTTCTTGAAAGCAGATTTTAGATTTGAAGTTTTTACTGACTCTAATAAATCAGACATTACTGTTGCTTTTTCTTTGCCTAACGGTGCTAGTAGACCTGACATAACCTCTTTACGGTTCATCTTGTCTTCTAGAATACGTTGTGCCTTCTTAGCGCCTTCAATGTCTGCATCTTTATCAGCGATTACTTTTTCAAGTTCTTCAACCTTAGTAGCTGATTCGTCTAGCTTCTTGTTCACTTTAGCAACTTCTGTGCCTTCATTTAAATGTGAAGTCATGAATTCGCCTGAGAACGCTTCAAATACCTTACGACCAAATTCGTTTTCTTTAGCCGATTGAATATCTTCTTTTAACGTTTTCATTTCTGAACGTAGAGAATTTTTAATTGTGTTCTCTACTAATTCCGCTGAACGTTTGATAAAGCTATCTTTAGTCTTGTTAAGTAGTTCTTTACCTTCTGCTACTAAACGTACTTTAGTGTTAACTAACTCACGTTTATCATTATGGAACTCAGCTAGTTCACGTGATAGTTGCTTGACAACGAATTTCTTAGTATTTTCAAGATTTTCGTTAACTTTTGCTCTATCACTTCTAAGTTCCTTAACTTCGGTCGCCAAACGAGAAGTAATGAATTTTTCAAGGAGTTTTGCATGTTCAGAAATTGCTTTCTTATATGCAACTCGTTCTGCGATTAGAGATTCGCGGTCAGACTTGAACTCTTCCATTTCAGTTTTAATTGCGTTGTTTAGCATGTTGTCCATTGCTCCAACGATTACTGATTTGTCGTGTTCAAATTTTTGTGCGAATTCCTCACGCAACTCGGCTGTAATCTCCTCTCTTGCTTCTGATAATTTCTTGTCTAAAGCCTCTTTAATTTGTGCACCAGCCTCTTCGGATAGTACACCGGACTCTAGCAGATTTGCAAGGATTTCTGTTGCCATTGTTGCTTCTCCTGTTAAAGTTTAAGTTCTTTAATGAACTTAATTATTTGTTCTGACAAGTACTTTTGAGCGACCTTGTCTGTTTGAACGTTTTGTGCTAGTTGCCAAGTTTGGTAACCACCACGCATGTTCATTAAACCTTCGTAGATTGCCTTAGGGTAGGCTTCGGGAGCACTTGGTTGTGCTACGATGTCTACAGTGACAATCTCAAAATTGCTTACCTCACCGCTTGGGTTAACTTCTCCAGAACCACGAGATGAGACACCTAATGTAGCGCCTGATTCGATTAATGTTCTGATAATGTTACCCATTGGAGTCGGTACAATTTTAAGTTTACCATAACCATTAGGCCCATCCATCCACATAGATTCAATAATATGCGAAACTCTGTCAACGTTTACTGTTAGTTCTGGCGGATGGTCACATTCTCCTAGTACAGGAAAACCTTGGTCGATTTTATCTTGTACGGATTCAACTGCTTTCGCAATTTCTCTGACCGGATAAACACGTTGGTTAGCATTTTTAACGTTACCTTGAACGAAAATGCCTTCCATGAACATATTTTTTCCGCCGTCATCACCTTCCACTATACGTGACTTAACTGCCGCTTGTTTATGTGATAGCCTTTCTATAAGAACGGTCATTGGTTATCTCCAAAAGTATTTCTTAAGATGAAACTGACTTGGTGTTAGCCCCATCATCACCTGCAGATGCCGATTCTGGCTTCATTGCTGGTGCTTTACTGTTTCCTGATACGTTTACATTTTTTGTATTCATATCTTTAGGTGCATCGCCTTTGCCACCTGATGTGTTACCATCATGTGTTTTTACTGGCGCCGCATTTGAATCATCACCTGGACGCTTTGGATTAGCATTTACAGTAGATGATACACTGTCACCGTTGTCGCCTGCTTTTGCAGTAACTGGTGTTTTGTATTCATCTAATTTTGCTTCATCTTCTGCATCATCATCTGATTCATCTAAATCAAGTTCTAAGTCATCTTCTGAACCTTCTTCTACTTTATCTTCTGTAGCTTCTTCTGATGATTCTTCTACTTCTGATGTTTCTTCGAATGTTGGTTCATCAGCTTCAACTGATTCCATGTCCATTTCTGCCTCTTCTTCATCGGCTTCATCTTCCATGTCATCTTTTTCACCTGACATAATTTTTTCGAACTCTGCTTCCAGATCCGCTAGATTTGATTCTAGGTCATCTACACGATCCTCAATATCTTCTTCCGGAGCCTCTGCGTCACCCATTTCTAGGTCATCAACTGCTTCGTCTTCTGATTTTTCGTCTTCGTCATAGAATTCTTCATTCTCAATCTCTGCTTCGTCTGATTCAATTTCACTTGTTTCAGGCGCTTCGATTGATGCTTCCTCAACGGTTTCGTCCTCAGACTCGTCTATATCTTCCAAATCTTCTTCTACAACTTCGTCACTTTCGTTTAGAAGTTCTTCATGGATTCTACGGGCCTCAGCTACGATGAAGTCATGTAACATGGCTTCCGCCGCATCACGCTCCTCGTTGATAAGAAGTTCTAGTACGTTTTCTAGTGTACTTCTTGACATAATTAGTCTCCTTATCTAAAACGCCACAAATTGTGGCTAATAAACCACAAAGTTATGAATGTGGCAATGTTGTAGAAACACTTCTATTGTTTCAAATGTATTTATAGAGGTTTTTGGGGTTTATTGCGGAAATGTGCAAAAATGGCTAATTTTTAAGCCATTCAGGATCATAAGTTATTTAGAGTATCGCTTATAAGTTTTATATGCGTACTTTAATGTAAGAAATTTGACGGTTTTTAGATGAAATATTATAGTTCAGGCTGTTCAGAATCGTTAGAAGCACCGTATTGTTGCTTTAGTTGAGACTTTTTCTCATCATTTCTAAGTTTTCTGTATGCTCTAATCTTTCTTAAATCATTAAGGTGCGAAAGTGTTAGACGATTCTTTCTAGTATCATCTAATTCTATACTATTGTGTTTATCCCTGTCAGGAGAATAGTTTTCCTTAATATCTGAATATTTCATCTTAGAACTCCAATTTCTAACTATATGTATTTATACTTGTTCGTCAGAATCAGTGTCTTCGGCGTTTTCTGCACCACTAATTGGTGAACCATCTTCTGTATCGTCTACATCAGTTTCATCAAAGTCTGCGTCACCGCCACCTTCGAAATCGCCACCAGGGACACTTGCACCTACTGATTTAAGACCATCTTGGCCTTCAGGATCACCAGTGCCTTTTTCTTCTGCCCATAGTTTTTCATTTTCTAAGATTTCTTCATCAGATAAGCCTAAGAAACGTTTCATTGCAAAACGTTTGCTCACATAATCTGCACCTTCGATTGCAGTAAATACGTTCATCATTACTTGGTCTACTTCTGCTTGACGATACTTACCAAAGTTTTGTGGAGTATTGAATTTCAAATCAAATAAAGAACTTTCAATTATAACACCTCGGTGTTTCAAGAACATTTTAAATTCTCTATCCAAGTCTTCAACTACTAATGATTGTAATCTTTCACAGAATTTAGTAAATCTAAATTCTTGAATGAATGCAGTACCTACACGACCATCATTGTAGCCGTTACCGTCACTGTCTAAGCTACCTAGATAGCTTGGTGGGACTCTAAGTCCACGCATCATCTTATCATTGAAGTATTTTAAATCATCAATCTGTCCTAAGTTCTCGCCGCCTGGTAGTGTCTCAACTTTAGAACCACGACCTTCAGCCGTCTGAGCAAAGAAGTAATCTTCCATAATAGATAGTGGATTATACGCACTATCAACGATGTTCTGTCCACCGCCTGTTTTTGAAGGAATACGTCTTTGATGAATATCATTTTTGATACGTTCTAAGTGGGCACGTGCTTTGTGTGTTGGCATGTTACCAACATCAATATAGAATACTCTACGTTCTGGTGCTCTTTGAACACGATAAATCAAGATTGCATCTTCAAGTAATTCTTTTTGTTTATAAACTTTGAATACTGGTTCAAGAATTGAGTTACCAAAAGGCCAGAAGCCATCGATACCTTCACTTAATGAAATATGAACAACATGTTTTGCATCAACTGGTGTTGATGTTTGTTCTGATACATATCTTGTTCCTCCTACAGAACCAGCCGCATATCCCTGAGTTGTATTTGCATTTACGTTAGGACTAGATGGGAATCCAGCTGATGAGTGTAAGAGTTTATTTTCGTCTGCGGTAATGTTAAGACTTTGTAGATTAACATCCATGTCTTTAATATAGTATGCTTCAATCTTTTTGCCTTTGCCTTCGTTAACAATAACTTTTTCAATTTTTGCAGGGTCAACCCAAAACAGTTTGAATGTTTCTGGGTCACGAACAAATACTTGGTCGCCGTACTTAACAGCGTTTCTAAAAAGTCTAAACATACGTTTGTGCATTTCATTCATGTTGCACCACTGTTTTAATGACTTTTGAACAATGTCGTTTTCTGTATCACTTGCTTCTTCGTTATATTCTATATGAAATGGTAACTTAGTGTACTCATTTTTTAACGTAGAAAATTCCGCAATAGTATCTAGTGCAGTGTTAACTTCCGAATCAAGATCCATCTGGTCATATTGCCCATATCGTTGTACACGATTTGGTTGACCTTGATAAACCTCAGGTAGCCAACTGCTATATCGTTTTGTGTCCGCATCTGCCGATACACCAGCGCCTGTTGATGCAGGCATCTTTTCTGGCATCCCGTCATATGTTTTAAAATATTTTTTCCAACTCATTTTTTAGTCCTTAACTATAATAGTATCATACCTGTGATACGTTGTCAACCTCATTATTGAGGATTCCTTAATGCATCTATTAAATCTTCTATCTTCTTTTCTAGTTTTCCTCTATCTTGTGCATTTTCTGTATTCATATTAGCTGTCGTTTCGTCACTTCTAAAGAATCTATTTTTATATTCACCGTCTAATAATCCAATAGCTTCAACAAGTTTTTGCAACCTATCTGCCGCTTCTGCTCCTTGTGCCGCATCTGTTTCTTTAATCGCCTCTATTGCGGCTACAAATGACTCTTGGTTCATATCAAACGTGTTATTAAAATCATTAAAACCTAACAATTTTGCCAAGTCATTTGCTTGTGAACTCATATCACCCGGATTAGCAGTTGTCAATGCTGACATTATTTCGTCAAACATATCTTCGGCATCATTATCAAAGAACCTAAAATATGTACTATCATCTAGCGTTTCTCTTCCGCTTACCATTGCTTTTGATTCTGCTCGTTCTTCGACTTTATTTGTTTCTAATTGTTCCCCACCATCTGTAAGAGTACCGTCTGTTGCCTCAATCATTTTTTTACCAACACTGGTTTCGTCAAGTCCTGTGACTTCATTAAACTTTTTAACAATTTTATCAAAAAATCCTGTTGCGGCACCAGTAGCATCTAAAAATGCGTTTCCAATGTTTCTTGCCTGTACTTGTACTTCACCTGCGGCTGTAACCATAAGTGCGGCAAAACCTGCAGAATTTGTTCCTAAAGTTTCCATTGAATCAATAGCATTATCATTTGCTACGTTTAACTTTTCTTGTACATCTTTAAATGCCTGCATTTGTGTATTCATTAATCCTTCAATAGTTACTGTAGCTTCACGAACAATTTCTTGTGCGCCAACAACTGACGTATCTGCATCACTTAGCACTTTTTCTGTTGATGTTTCTGCGATATCACCTTTATTTGCATCTTGAACATTGTCTGCCATTCTACTAAAATCAGCAATCAGCTTTTGTAGAAAATCACTTTGTTGTATCAATGCTTTATCCGAATCTGTTGCATTTGCAATTATATTTTCGAAATCTATACCTAGTCCTGCTATTCTATCTTGTATTTCTTCTGCACTAGCACCTGACTCAATAAGTCCTCCAATTTCATTAATGATTGGAACAAGTTGTGAAGATATACCAGTACTCATTAACTCTTTGAATATGTCATCACGTGCAAAATCGGTATCACTGCCTGCTGAAATTCTTTTTATTAGTGCTTCTGCTAATGTACTATCATTGCTTATTCCAATATTTTGAATTCCCATTTGTGCTTGGGTTCTTTGTTCTGGGTCCATCAATGCCAACATAGCAGTTACGTCATCTCTGCCCATTCTTTGAGAAATCATTTGAGCCGCTTCTTCTAATGATACTTTTAATATGTTAGATGTAGACTGTACACCTTCCATAAAGTTATCCATACCGTCACGCATTTGTTGGTCGTTTAGTTTACCCAACATGTTTGCATTTTGTAATGACTCTAAGTAGATACCTGACATATTTGCAACTTGGGCAAAGTCCATACCAAATCTACGCATCATATCCGCACCTGCTTCATATTCAGTTGCCGGTCTTGCCATAGAATCTGCAAATTCTAATGATGCTTGGACACCACGTTGTCCTACTGCAAATGCAAACTTCTGTGTGAATTCAGCCGCTTGACCAAATGTAAATCCTGTTTTGTTAACCATATCAGCCATGTTTAACATGCCTGCTTGTACAGTATCAAATCCAGCCATTAAACCTGACTGTCTAATTTCATTTGCTAAATTAAATCTATCTTCAAACCCTGCTCCTACAAATGCATTAATTCCTTCAGCCGCCACGCCAATTTGACCCAGTTTATTAAGAGCATCAGAAAATCCTTGAACTAGGCCTCCATCAGCCCCTACTGTTTCTGCATGTTTTCTTGCACCTTCCATTTTGGCTAAAAGTTGGGCTTCGTCTTTATCCATACCTTCAGATACATATTTTTTCTCAAGGGCTTCTATTAATTTATTATTTTGTAATTCTTGTCTTTTTATCTGTAGTTCGTCATTTCTTAAACTATCCATCAAATAGCTTTTAATATTATTAATAACTCCCGATTGTTGTCTAGCACTTTGCATCTCTTGTGCAGTGCCTTTTTCGACTGCATCTGTTAATTCTTGTGTGGCTTTGTTAGTTTTTGCTTGTTCGCCTAAAGTTTGACGTAACATAGCTAATTGGGCCGCTTCACCTTTTGCAACACCGTCTAATTGCTTAGATACATTACTAGTGAGGGCATTCTCTTTTGATAGAATATTCTTTATTTGTTGTAGGGTAGCTTCCGTAGACCACTGTGGGATCGATGGATCTATACCGTCTATATAAACATTTCCTTCAGCCATGCATTTTCTCTCTTGACAAGTTTAACTTCGTAGTTTATAATATGTCTAAATATACGTATATAACCACTTAGTTTATAATATAAGTGTATTTATCAAATCAAGGAATTAATAATGGAAGAAAATCCGCTACTAAAATATTTTAGAAAGCCGGCAATATATATTAGCTTACCTACAAAAGGTAACTTTAATCCTGAAATCGAACAAACCATCATCGATGAGGTGGGTGTTTTACCTATGACTGCGATTGATGAGATAGCTTTACGTAACCCTGATGCTTTACTTAATGGCGAAGCAATGATTGGTGTTATAAAAAGTTGCTGTCCTTCAATACCTAATCCTAGAAACTTATGTAACGTAGACGCTGAATCGCTATTTTTAGCTATTCAATACGCTACATACGGAAAAGAAGTAACACACACTCATAGATGTTCTAAATGCGAAAAAACTGCTGACTTCAATATAGATATTAACTATCTATTGAATCAGTTTCCAAACATTGAAAAAATAGATCCAATAATTTATGAAGATTTAGAAATTCATGTAAGACCACCAAGTCTAGAAAGTGTAACACGGGTTGCCCTTATCAGATTAGAAGAACAGAGGATTCTTAAAAATATCAAGACTGAATCTGTTAACGATACTGATGAGGTTGAACTTGCTAAAAGATTCTATGCAAGTTTCAAACGTGTAGCTACTCACAATGTAGACTTGTTATCTGAAACTATTGATAAAATAGTTTCACCAGCTGGCGAAATTTCTGATAGTAAACAAATTATTGAATTTTTAGCAAATATCCCTGCAAACATTGTTGATAAAATTAACAAAGCAGTAGAAAGTATTACTAAAAAACCAGACTCTGTGAATAAGTTTGAATTCGTTTGTCCGGAAGAAGATTGCGGTAATAAAGAGACAGTAAACTTAGAATTGAACCCTGTAAATTTTTCCAAAGCTGGTTAGCAACCGCCAGCCAGAAAGATATTATAGAAAGACAAAAAAAGTTTGAAAAAAGTCTTGACAACACGCATAAGAATCTGTTACAATTAAGCTGGTATATGAGAGGTGGGGTTTCTATCTCAGAACTTCATGATATGCCAGTGACTCATATTAAGCATCTTAACGAAATAGTTGAGAAAAATTTTGAAATGAGTAAAAAGGCAGGAATGCCAATACTATAACTAATACAACTAATAAAATCTAATATCTAACTCGGCGAAAAAGGAAAAGAGAATGACTAATATCTCAGCATACATAGTGGAATCGTTTGTCGGGTTGCCGACACGGGATTGAGATTGCAAACGTAGTGTTTGCCGTCGGACTAGTCAGGATGAATTCTGACATTCTTCTCGTTAACCACAAAGAGTATTCATAATCATAAAACAGCCATGGTCCCCGAAGGACATGGTTGACTAGTAATAATATTACCGATGATAGGTTTTTATAACACTATCTGCTTTTTATAGTTTCTATCTATGTGGATTATAAAAAGTGCCGTTGGGTCGAAAGACGCAATACTAAGTTAAGGAGGGATCGCCAACCGACTCCGTCGTAACTAGCGACTAACTTAGACATAGAGGCGATGAGCAAGGGACAGATAAGACAAGAATTTTCTGTACAGCCATTTTTTAATTGTCCTGGCAACAGGGCAATTATGGCTTCTTCACGGGACAGAGATCCCATACTATTGACATATGATTAAAATTAATATATAATATAAAAACAAATACCGAATTAATTCGAATGAGTGAAACGAATGAGAATTAAAAGGGATTAGGTCTTTAGACCTTTTATAGTGGAAGATATAATATGCCAAGTAAAAGTAAAGCAAAAGGTAGTTCTTATGAAAGAGAACTAGCAAAATTCTTAAGTGAAAAATATAATGGTAGTTTTGTGCGTGTACCAAATAGTGGTGCATATATAGGTGGTAGTAATTTCCACAGAGCATCTAACTTAAGCGAAGGACAGGTACGAGGATTTAAAGGAGATATTATACCTCCTGATAACTGGAAATACTTTAACTGCGAATGCAAGAGTTATGCTGATTTCCCTTTTCATCATTTTTTATATAATAAAAAAATTCCTCTTTTAGAGGGATGGATTAATCAAACCATGGATATTGCCGAGAACGGCGATGTTAACATTCTTTTTATGAAATTCAATCGTAAGGGAACTTATGTAGCATTCCAAGAACATCTTGTCGGTAAAGGGTGGAGATGTCCTATTCATGTGAAATACAATTCAGAGAAATACGGTACTTGGATATTTCTAAGTACAGATGAATTCTGGGAGTATAACACTGAACGATTTGAGTATCACTGTGTTAGCGGTATTGACGCCCCTTGGCGTTAGATAAAAAACGACATAATCAATAAACCCATAATCAAACCTTTTGTGAAAGCTATCCACGAAAGACCATATGCGTCTACATTAAATTTCTTTTGCCATTTTTCAGTTTGTTTTTTATGCCACTGAATCATGTTATTCTCCGGTGTTATCCTTACAAGCAACTTTATAGCCTGTATAATAAGTTGGTATTTGTCCTGTCTCAATAGCCCATTCTATATATTCTATAGCGGCTATTCGTACACGTTCACATTGTTCCATGGTGTCAAAAGGTCTAGGCACAAACGCTCCCTGATTAGGGACCATTTCTTGACCATTTGCTAATATAAAAATAATAACCATAAACACTTTCATCTAAGTATTTATGGAAAGGTATTAAAAACTTAACAACTGAGTTAAGTTAACCTCCTACATAATTATTTTTAGGGCGAAAGAAGTTTTTTTGAGAATGAATGCGACCTAATAGATTTTGTATTTCACGCATTTCTTCTCTTAGCTTTTCACTTGTTTCACCTTCGGCTATTGCTAGTCCGCGTCTACCTGCTTTGGCACGTAACGCCTGTTCAATAACTTCTATATCTCTTACTGTTAATTTAAAATTTGTGTTTGGTTTCATCACTGCTACTCTTTACTTTAGTCCAATGAGAATCTTCTGATACGTTACCGATATATTCTTCGCCTGTTTCCATATCGATAAGTTTATATTTGTTAGGACATTTTGTGTAAACTTTTAACGTAATGGCACATTCTAACTCTTGTGCTTCTTTTCCATTTAGTAATTTACGTTTTATCATTAGTTGGCTTCTTTTTCTTTCCACGTCTGAATTTGTAATTCATTTGACCTTCATCTGTAATTGCACCTGTTGGCATGACAGAAATCTTTCCACCTTTGTTTAAGTATTCTTTTATCTGTTTATTTAGTTTTTGCTTTTCTAGTTCTTTTTGTTTGTTTCTATCGATTGGATTAATCATATCAGGTTCTTTCTTAATAAAAAAACCCGACACAGAAGTGCCGGGTTTGTGTTGCTCTCTGTGTTGAGAAACTAAAGATGCCTAGCTAGATGAGAGAGGTTGAGAGGAGACACTTGACATCTTTAATACTTTAATAATAACAAATACTGAATGGAAAGTCAACACTTTTTTTAACTTTTTTTAAATTAAATATTCATCATTTTCATTTTCCCAGGAACTAATAATATTTCTAAAACCTAATCCTAAGAAATCATAACTTGGGCTATCGGTTAACAATTCCCATTCTGCGATAACTTCTTCAATTTGTTCTTTACTTAATGTGTCAGTATCTTCAACTTGAAAATGTTCTTTAATTATACCATCTGCCCAGTCAGTGCATTCACCTTCAAGCCATTCTACCATTTTATGTGGTTTGCGTACCATTTTAAATTCAGTCATATTTTATCCTTTCGTTTCTTCTATATCAAGTTCATCTTCTTGTGAGAATGATGTAAACCCATTTTCTTTAATCACATTAAGAACGTTGGTTACACGACCATACAATTCATCTCTATGCGAAACTAAGAATATAGAACGACCTCTTTCACGTTGCATTTTCTTTAATACTGCAAGAGAAGCCTCTACACCATTTGTATCCATACCACTATCAATAAGTTCATCAACAAATAAGACATTAATAGTTGAGTATAAAGATTCGAATATATCACGGAATGCCCATGATAGACCAAGAATAAGTCTATTACGTTCACCTCTAGATAAGTTATCAAAGTCAAGTTCACGACCTAGTTCTGTAATTTCTACAGACAAGTCACTCATAAATTTAACTTCATGAGGTAAACCTAATCTATCAAGATACTTTTCTAAACGTGTGTTTAAGAAAGATAAGTTCTGGTCAATAATCTTTTTACGAATAAAACTGTCTTTGTTTGTTAACAGTTTCATCAAGAAGTCCTGATGTTCACGATAAGAGTTTAGAGCATTCATTTTAGAATAGTCTAGTTCTTCAAGTGAACTTTCACGCATTTCTTTAATCTGGTCAGTGTAAGGATCTTCTTGTTTCTTTTTAGTTTCAATTTGTTCCTTGAGTACTGTTACAGAATTTTGATGCTCATAAGCATCGTTTAAATTTTCATAGAATACTTTCGGCGGAGAACTTAGTTCTCCAACTTCGGAAATTATTTTTTCGTATTCTTCTAGTTTCTTTTGATTTTCTAAAAGGTGTGTTAGAGTTTCACCTAATAAATCTTCTTTCTCTCTTAGAATTTCTTCTTGTTTGTTATCGTGTATATCTTGTCCACATGCAAAGCATTTGTGGTCTTTAATCTTTTCTATATCACTTCTAACTCGTTTTTCTAAGTCGTTTAATTTTTTATTATCTGCACTAATGCTATCAATCCAACTGTTAGCACTATCTAATTTAGATTTGTTTTCAGTATATTCGTTTAGTAATTGATGATTAGCAATTTCTTGCTTGATATCAACATGTGAAAGACTATCGAAACCATTTTCTAGTTCTTGTAATTCATTGTCATGTTTATCTTTCCAGATACGTTGTCTACGTTCAATATCTGTAATACTTTTTAAGATACGTGAGTTGGCATCTTCTTTCGCTTTGAGGTTATATTCTTCGTCTTTGATTTCGTCTTTTGTTTCTTTGATTACTTCTTTAAGTGCCTCTGCTTTACGAGACAATTCAGTAATACCCAAAAGTTCTTCAATCAATTCACGTTGGTCATTCGCTCTCATGCTCAAGAACGGTTCTGTGTATGTGTTTAACGCAACAACATGTTTGAACATTGCATGAGAGATACCTATGATAGAATCTACTTCTGTTTGAGTTTGGCGCATTTCGCCTTGTGCTTCGTCTACTGAGTCATTTAAATCAATGCCGTCTCGCATTAAACGAAATACGTTTGGTCTACGACCACGTTCAATTCTGTATTGACTTCCGTTGTATTCAAAGTCAATCGTAACAAGCATGTTTTTAGCATTTGTCTTGTTAATTAAATTATCTTTTCTGATGTTTGTAAGAGCATTTCCATATAAACCATATGATAGAGCATTGATAAGAGTGGTCTTACCAGTACCGTTACGGGAACCGTCACCACCCAAGTCTACGTTATTACCTAGAACAAGTGTAAGATTGTCTCGTTCTAAATCTACGGCTTGAGTTACGTTCCCTACACTCATAAAGTTTCGGATAGTAATGTTTTTAATCTTTAACAAACGTTTACCTCTCTTGCAAATGATCCTGTTTGAATAGGATCTAAACTGATTTCATTGATATTAACATAATCTGGTTGATTAATCAACCATAAAATAACTTCTGCAATATACTCAACATCGATTAGCTTTCTATCAGGATGTTTTTTCATTACACTTGCGGTTGTTAAACTTCCGGGTGACACACAAGTAGTTTTAATATTTGAACCACCCATTGTCATGTATGTTAAATCTCTGTTATAATCTCTTAATGCTTTCTTTTCTGTTGGATATCTCCATGTTCTACCTTTAACACCTGTATCGGCAGTAGAACCCATATGAATTAAGTATGCAGAATGTTCTGCATCTTTGCATTTATTGTAGACTTGTTCAGCAATCATTATTTGATGAAATTTCCACAATGCAGAATTGTTTATAAAGATATCATATTTGTTTTCTACAAAATATTCAGCAAGTCGTTGTTGTTCTTCTGCTTTTTCTAAAGCCCAACCATTGCTACGACTGACAGTAGTATAGCTAATATTATCCATACTATCAAAAAGATTACATATCGCTTGACAAAGCCCATAGTCTCTGTTTCCTGTTATTAAAACTGTTTTCATATTACAAATTCTGGTATAGTTCTACGAGTACTTTTTTATTAAAGCTACCGTTATCGTCAATAGAATTCAACTGAGAGATAACAATTTCATCAATCGTTTCAAAATGTATCTCAGCACCAGTATCTTCTTCGTGTTGTGCATTTTTCATTTGTTGTAACGTTATGTCTCGCAAGTCATAAGTTTCAATAAAGGTATCTTTAATGAAGTTTGCTTCTTCATATGATATATCAATATCTAGTGAAATTCTTGCATTTGTTTTTGGCAGTAAAATTTCACTGGGATTTTTAAGTAAGGAAGACAACGTGACATTTCGGTATTTAGGAGCATTGGGCCATGCAAAGAATTCGGGTTCTTTATCCCACTCTAAAAACATCCAACCTCGTTCATCGTCCCATGAATCTGAAAAGTTGTGTGGGAATGCATTGCCCGTATATATCACGTTGCCTTTTATTTGTCGATGATGAAAATGTCCTGAAAACACATAGTCTTGATGTTTGAACATTTCACTTTTTAAACCACCATGATCCGGCATTTCAACCATCGCATTAAGTTTAAATGTCGGGAGTTCAAAGTGTCCAAACATATACTTTGATTTTATCTTCGGAATTTTTTTCCACTCATCACCAACTAACCAACTGACAAATGTAACATCACCTTGAGTGAGTACATTGTCAATCAGAATAATGTTAGGTAGTTCTTTTGCAAACTCTACTGAGTTTACATCACGTGTTTCACGATAAAATAAATCGTGATTACCTAAAATAAAATAAACTTTATCAAAAGCGTTGTTTAGTTTTCTGAGTCCATCTAGTGAATACTTCATAGTTGAAATATTCAAACTAGCACGATTATGATGCCAGTCGCCACCAAATATACAGGTTTCACAACCTTTTGCTTTGGCTTCTTCGATAAACCAGTCTATAAATTCGTCACAATCTTCATTATGCCACTTTGCGTTGTTACGCATACCATAGTGAATATCAGTGAACCAAGCCGCTTTGTTGAAAAGATTAGTCATTGTCTGCGTATATCTCTTTGATTGTCTCTGTTGGCATTTGGTCGTCTGTAATTCTTGTTTTAATTACTTTCTGCCATCTTTCTTGAGACTTCATTTCATGTTCTAACTGTCTAGTCCAACTTGGCATCTGACCTGATTTCTCTAATAGGTCATCACGTATGCCTTGATTTTTCTTTTCAGTGTTTAAAACACGTGTAAATGAATTGTTAACTGCCGCGGTGTAATATGCAAATGGATTGTCTGATTTTGCTTCGTTAAATTGTAAACCAATTTGTGTAAGTTGCAATAATGCTTGTCCACGCATTTCATCAATGTATGTGTAACCACGCCAGTTACTTCTTTGAGAATAACGCTCTACTAGTTTAATATACATGTTGGCAAGTTTCGCTGTGATTTTGCCAGCTTGTAAATCAAACTCTTTGTTTTTGTTATGATGTGAAATAGCCACTTCTCTGAACTTTCTTCCGTCTAAAACATAATGTTTGAATGGAGGAAAGTTTAGCTTGACTTTGTGGTCAGCTATTGTCTTTGGATTGTTCTTTCTTCCGGGTTCATCAGGGATATGGTCAAATGTCATAACTCTGAATATCAAACTGTTTTTATCGATTGATTCTGGATCAACTAAAAAGTCAGATTGTCTTTTCTTTTTGTCTTCGTTTAGTTCCCAGGCTAGTTTTTGCATTCTATCTGCCCGGTTTTGTTGTGCTTGAGGGATAGCGTCACGAATTTCGCTTGTTCCATCAACTATAATATCGTATTGATGATATGCTTCTCGGTCTTCATACCAAGTGTAATTACCCTTTGAGGTATGGATTTCCTTAAGCATATCTTTGTTGTTTAAATAATTTTGACCTCTACGTGCCATGGTTTTGCTCCTATTAATACTTTATTATATACTATTTTGAATGCACTTGTCAAGTGAAATATGAACTTTTTTAAACTACGAACTTTATATAACGATAAATACACAAAAGAAGGAGAATTTAATGGCTGATAATTTATATCTTGAACCACAACCGGTTTACATGTCAGACCCAAGTGGTAGGTTGGCGGCAACTGGACTTACAAGAGTACAGTTTCCTTATACTCCTACGGTCAGTGTTATCACACAAACTGGTTATAGTTCGTATGATTTGGCACATTCTAATTTTCAACAACGTGCATTTGAAATGGCATCAAACACTGAATTTAACATGGCGGCTCCGATTATTATTCGTAGTGAGGAAGAAGCAAGAACAGTGTTAGCAATGGGTCAGTTTTTTAGAGGCGCTTTAAAGATGAACTTTGGTAAGTTCGAACAAAATCCCGGTCTCCCACCGCCTGTATTACGTTTTTATGCACATGGCATATATGAAAACGTTCCGGTATTGATTCGTGATTTTACATGGAACTTAGACCAAGATGTTGACTATATATCTCTTTCATCAGGCGAAAGAGTTCCGGTACAACAAACATTTGTTTTATCTTTAACAACAACATACTCTCCAAAGAACGTAAGAGAGAACTTCACAATGAGAGATTTCTTAAGTGGTAATTTAAAAAGTAAGGGGTATATTTAATGTCTTATGATCCAACATCTCCTTGGAAGAAAACAGGGTTAATAAAAAATAAAGTACTGGATATTATGAATAATGTTTATCTGGAGTTTGATCCTTTAGATAAACTATACACTGTACCACA